TGGAACATTCTGACAATGAAATAAAGTTGTTATTGATATTTCTTTATAGAACTGGAGCTAGAATACAAGAAGCTCTTGATATGAATTTTGCTAGATTAGATCCTAACAATCGACCTATGATTGACCTGGATAATAATGAATTAAATATTTTTGAAAATAAAACTCAGTCATGGAGGAACATACCTATACAAAGAAATGATAATGAACCTGAGATTTCATTATGGCATTGGCTACAAAAAATTAATGATAGACAAGGATATTTATTTTCATGGAGGTTTGTCGGACAACAAAAGAATACCATACATGGTCTCATACCAAGATGGAGAGAGATGTTAAGTTTTGCTCATGTGGATCAAAACAAAAAAAGACACTCACTTCGACATACATTTGCGTCAGAACTTTCTAATAAAGGAGCATCGACAAATGATATTATGTCAGTAGGTGGATGGAAGTCAGAGACTATGGTTTACAACTATGCGAAAGTAGATAAAGAGAGAAAACAAAATTTAATAAATAAATTATGAACATTTCTCGCACATTTGATAATTACTTCCAAAAAACCTTTGATTATCAATGTAAATTAGGTATTGACCTATCATTACCAATAGTCTACTTTGTTACCATAATGAACAAAAATCGACAAAAACTTGTTCTTTTGGGTAATGCCAAACCAAAGTGTGCATTGAGTTTCAGAAATTTTCGCTCATTTTCTGCACATTTTGGGATGGCCTTTTTAAGGAGAGACTATGAATAAAATATATTTTCATATCAAACTTGTAGATGGTTCTACAAAGATTTTAAACCAAGAGTCCTATAATAAAATTAAGAAAGATGGTGTCTTGGTATTTACTGATATTAAACAATGGGTAGTAAGGGAGGCTGCTTAATGTTCACTTGTGTTATTGAAGATACTCCTGAGTTTAACAGAAAACTTATCAAAACTTATATACCTAGAAAAAGACTCAATATATGGATTTTAAGACGATTAAGTCCATTATTTTTTCCATTTAAATAGCTTTACAGGGGGTTTTAATAACCCCCTAGTGTCTTTCTATGGGTTAATTTTTCGGATTAAATCCATATTTTTTCAAATCATAGGTAGCTATAAACTCTCTAATCATTTCGCCTTGATGTATTTTTTTATCTTTCATTTCTTTGTACGCATCTTCTGGTATAAAAATAGTTCTTACATTTCTGTTTTCTTTTTTTGCTATTTTTGCTCTATGATGACCATCTAAAATTTTAAATTTGCCATTAATTGTAGTTGCAATTATAGGTTCTAATTTATCACCTTCATAATCATTTATGTTTTTTTCTTCAAATTCAGTAGGTTCTAAAGATAAAGGATCAACATCGTATAAAAATGGATTATTTTCATCAATTTGTATTATGGAAGGTTTTTTCTTTAAATCTTCTATTGTGTTTATATAATCTAATAATGAAGAAGATGGTAATTCTTTTGTTACATTACTAAAGTCTATAGTTTCTAATTCTGGGGTTGATAGTAATCCACCAGGTTTATAACCCTCGGTAGTTATTAAAGGTTCTATTTTATCATTAGTTGGTAATGTAATATTCTTACCTAACTCTCTGTTAAATTCTGCTTGTCTTTCAATATCATCAGCATCAGGAGCAAACACTTGACCTGATGGAGTATCTATAACATTTCTAAAAATATTTAAACTCGGATTAGTAAAAGTAGATAAATTAAGCAGACCTTTATTGTTAATAAAATTATCAATAATACCTTGAGAGACTTCTGGTTTTGATAGATATTGTGTTCCAGCAGTAGCTAATAAACCTGAACTAATTATTGCTGGAGCTACATAAGGAGCTGCTAATAAAGGTAATGCCATATAAATTTTTTTCTATTATGATTTATCCACTAAAATAGTTTTCTTTACCCATGTTTTTGGGATTACTTGGACTCTACCACAATCAGAGTCACCCTCTCTGCCAAGATCAGCACAGATAGTTATATAATCTTTTTCTTCTTTAAGGACAAATCCAAGACTATAGACAGTTGGTGGTTTTGTTTTTAGTGCTTCTTCTAATTCAATCCAACCACTTGCACATTCATAAGCATCGATCCATTCTATAAGAACTATATCTTTATCTTTTTGCGAAGGTTTTGACATTGGTTGGTTTACCACCTACACCTTGTGCTTTTGATCGTTTTCTTCTAACAGCAGATTTTATCTGTGATTTAGTCATGCTCATTGCTTTAGACTTAGGAACACACTTAGGGTACTTTCTCTTGCTGCCCTTTGCAGATTTTCTACCACACTTGGCATATCCACCACCTTTTTTTGGTGATCCGATATCTACCCAATCTTCCTTAAACCAACGACTTAATCCACCACTAGCTCTACTCATGCTTTTTTGGTTCTATAACCCCCACCTCTTTTTTTGTATTCTCTAACTAACCAGGCATTTGCATAAGCAGATGGATAAACATCAAACTTGCGTTTTGCTGCTGCCTTTACTCTTGAGTATAGAGCTTTGTTAGTGGGTACATTCTTAGTTGCCATAAGGAATTAATATCCCTTCTTCTTGGTCATTTTTTTACCAGTTTTTTTTGCGTACATCTTTGCTTTTTTCTTACCAGCTTTTGTGTAAGAAAATTTCTTTTTACCGACCATTGGCATAGTTATTGTCCTTTCTTTACCATTTTACTTTGTTTGCCCAATATGCTGCTGACATCTTTCCTTTAGCGATGTTCTTTGCATGACGAGCCTTGAATGACTTTGCTCTTGCAGTCATCTTTTTATCGCCAGTCTTACCTTGCTGACCAAAACGAATTGTTTTAACTCTGTCGCCTTCTTTTGCGACCACTACATGAGATTTTGTTTTATGACCTGGGGTTCTTTTAGGTTTATTAAAACCACTTACACCAGCTCTTTTAAGTCGAGGATCTTTGCTCATTGCTTATTCCTTGTGAGTCTAATTTCTTTTTTTCTTGTATTTCTAGTTGTTCAGTAAGAGATTTGTTTTGTGAAGATGCGTAATCCGCCTTGGCTTTTTGTTTTGCAATGACATCATCGACAGTAACATTAAGTATTTCTTCCCTAAGTTTTGCATTTTTATCTGCCCAATTATCTAATCGTTCATTAAGGAACTTAATATGTAAATCCTTTTCTTCGTTATCTTTTCTAAGTTCTCTGTTTTCTTTCTTAGATTTGCGTAACAGTGCTTCTACTTCTTTTAGTGTACTCATTTTTTATTACCTAAAACTTTACCCATTCCTCTTAGGCCAAATGAGCTAGCTATAGCTCCATACATGGCAAATTGAAACCACTGTGGGGTTCTTGATAGGGCATCAAAGCCTCTTTCTGTATAAGGTTGTAGTGGGGGAATAAAACACATAGCTATTATGATGATGAATAAAATAGTCCATGCTTCATCTTTCCAGGAGTCTTTAGAACCTTTGATAGCTTCTAAATCGTAGGCTATTTCGCCTTTGATTTGTTTATTTAATAATTCTGTTTTAGCTTTTATCTCAGTAACTTTTTGTTCTGCTTTTGCTTTCTTAGTATCTGCAACTGATTTTACAACATCACCAGCTACACCTAACAAGGGTTTTAATAGCATTTGAAACATACTAAGCCTCCTGTATTAATTTAACTATTGGTTCGTATCTTGAAGTGAGTGTTCTATATAAACGACTATCTTTTAACTGTTCGCCCATTTCTACAAAGTCACCATCTTGCATTGCTTGACGCATTTTGACGAATTGAAATAATTTAGGCTCACCAATATTGTAAGCAATTTCTATAACACAATCCTTAATAACTTCTGGAACTTCACAGTCGCCTATGTATCTTTCTGCTGCATGAAGATAGACAAGAAAATCTTTTTCAAATTGTTGTTCTAATACCTCTTTTGGATATTCAACTCCTGGTTCGTAAGGATCACCATCTACACACTTATGACCATATCCGATGGTCATAAAATCTTCTTTAATGGTTTCACCATTAGCTCCTTTATACTCTAGGAAGTATCCAGTTGCAGAAAAGCCTTCTGAAATCTTGATTTTATTTTTTACTTCTTCGTACATTTACACTCCTTTAATTTTTGTGGTATTTCAATATCTTTCCACATTTGATAAGTGACTTCTGATATATCTTTTTGAAGAAGTCTTGCGTTAGATAAGTCTATTTCTGTTATTTCGCCTGGTTTAATATCTTCATATTCCTTTTTTGTAAGGCTCATATAAAGTTTGCCAGATTGATAAACTATCCTCATATTTGTTTATTCCACCTATTTCCTCTTTTTAAAATCATAGGAATAAGTTGAGGAACTCCATTAATTATAATTCCACATCCTAGAACTGGTCGTCTGATGTTTACTTTAGAATAAGCAAAGGCCAAAGAGTCCTTATCAATAAGACAACCTACATTCATACCCCATCTCAAATGTTCAGGACTAGACCAATAACCTATTTTAAATTCTGTGTGATAATGGCCCTGAACAAAATTCATGCCTATTGACATGGAAGATTTTACAGGATCTTTACTCATATTATGGCAAAAGTAATATTCGCCATATTTATCTTTAATAATTAACCTATCATGCCATCGCCATTTTTGTTTATCGACAGCAAGTATGTCTGCATAGTCTTTCACCACTAAAGATGGAAAACCATGATGTTTTCTTTTTCTATAGACCATAGAACCATGATTGCTATGTAGTAAATCCATTTTAGGAAATAACTTCTCAATCATTTTGATCTTGTATAAACCTAGCTCTAATTCTTTAGAGGCATTAGGTAGATCAGGATCTGAGTCGTGAAAAGATAAGGCATGATAGTCAAGTTCATCGCCTATACATACAACTCTATCTGGTTTGTATTTTTTTTTGACAGCTTCTAAAAAGGCAAAACTATCAGTATGACTATATGGTTCGTGTAGGTCTGAGATTATTAAAATCTTAGACATCTTCCCCCTTATATTGTTGTCACCTCTTTTTCTGTGCAAAAGGTTGTCACATAAATATCTGGAACAACCATTACTTTGTTTGCAAACATCACAGCATTATACTTACACTCTTGCATCGAGTTATATCCTGATGTTTTAATAACTTGTGTAACACAAGTCTTATCAAGTGGTACAGTGGGTGACTGGATACATAACCACATGACGATAAAAAACTTCATTAATCACCTATTAAGTAGTTTTCTATCCAAATTATTTTTTCTTTAATAACAGCTATATCTTGCTGCATTTGTGAAATAGAGTTTGCTTTAACTTCTACAGCTTCAATTCTTTCTGACCACATTCCCCAGGTCATACTTATAGAGGCAACTATGACTATGTAAGGTAGTATGGTTTTTATATCTATGTTCATTTAGATTTTGCTGACATATCATTAAGTGGATTGTTCAATGCCTTATCAATGTTTAAGTTAAGGTTATCTTCAATGATTTTAATCTCATCAAATATTTCTCTAATATCTTCTTTTTGTCTATCTTCTACATCATTAACGATTTCTGTTATATGTCGTATGTCATTACCCATTTG